CAGATCTATAGCTAATGAAGACCCTTTATTTGCTATACACAAAGAATTAGAAGTAGCTGAAGGAGAAGAAAAGGCTAAAGGATTCATAAAATCAGTATTAAGAGCTAGAAAAGATTACAAAGGATCTGGAGAACCAACTATGTTCTTAGCTGAAGACATGTTAGTTGAAATGTTATTATTAGAAGACAAAAACGGAAGAATAATATACGAATCAGAACAAGCTTTAGCTAGAGCTTTAAGAGTTAAGAATATAGTTACAGTACCAGTTATGGAAGGCGCTAAGAACTTAGCTAAAACTAAAAACGTATTAGCAATAGTAGTTAACTTAAAAGACTACAATGTTGGTGCAGATAAAGGCGGAGCAGTTGCTATGTTCGAAGATTTCGATATAGACTACAACGCACAAAAATACTTAATTGAAACAAGATGCTCTGGAGCATTAGTTAAACCTTTCTCTGCTATAGTTATAGAAGAAAAAGCTCAATAAGATAGGAGAATTCAAAATGGCAAAGTTTTGTGGAGTAATCGGCTATGCTGTAACTAAAGAGACAGAACCCGGAATCTGGGAAGAACAAATAGTTGAGGTTGAATACTTTGGAGATGTTATACGAAACACAAGGCGAATAAATGCGCCAGGTAAAGTTAACGATGATATTTCAATCTCTAATCAAATCAGTATCATAGCCGACCCATTTGCCAATAATAATTTCCATGCGATGAAATACGTAGTGTTTATGGGTGCGAAATGGAAAGTATCAGAAGTAACTGTGGAGTACCCTAGATTGATTCTATCCATAGGAGGTTTGTACAATGAATAAACGACTAGAACTACATGAAAAATTATGCGAGTTAGTTGGTAATTCCAATGTATATTTTCAACCTCCAGAATCAGTGAAACTTTCATACCCATGTGTTATTTATAATATTGGCGTTGGGAACGCTAAACGAGCTGATGATACGGTGTATAACTACGTAAATAGTTATGAAGTAATATTTATATTTAAAAAACCCAATCTTGAAATTCTAGAGCAAGTGGTTAAAACTATACCAATGAGTAGTGTTTCTAGATGCTACATTGCCGATAATCTTAACCACTATGCTTTTAAAATTTACTATTAAAATAAGGAGGAAACAAAATGGCAAGATTAATTTGGGACGAAGTCGGACAACGTTTCTTCGAAACGGGTGTTAAAAACGGCGTATTATACGTACAAGACAATGATGGTTCATATAAAAACGGAGTAGTATGGAATGGTTTAACAGCTGTTACAGAAAGTCCATCAGGAGCAGAAGAAACTCCTTTATATGCAGACGACGTTAAATACTTAACATTAAGATCTGCAGAAGAATTCGGTGCAACTGTTGAAGCTTACACTTACCCTGAAGAATTCGAACAATGTGATGGTAGTGCACAAATAGCAAATGGTGTAACAATAGGACAACAAGCAAGAAGAGCATTCGGATTATGCTACAGAACTTCTGTTGGTAACGATATACAAGGACAAAACTTTAGCTACAAATTACACTTAATATATGGATGTACAGTAGCACCTTCTGAGAAATCATATTCTACAATAAACGATAACCCAGAAGCAATAACATTTAGCTGGGAACTTTCTACAGTTCCAGTTCCAGTTGATGGATTTAGCCCAACTGCATCTTTAGTTATAGACGCATCTAAAGTTGACGAAGGAAAAATGCAATTATTAGAAGATGCATTATTCGGAGATGAATCAAACGAAGCTAAATTATTATTACCTAATGAAATAATGGAAATGCTTAAGTAACTTAACAGAGCCTCGCAATAAAAACGTGGGGCTCTTATTTTTTATTAACACAAAATACTAAAATTAAGGAGAGATATTTAACATGTTAAAGAAAACAGTAACTTATGTAGACTATAATGGTATGGAAAGAACTGAAGATTTTTATTTCAACCTATCTAAAGCCGAAGTCGCTGAAATGGAATTATCTGTAGAAGGTGGCTTTTCCAAAATGTTAGAAGAAATAGTTGCTTCTAAAGATAATGTAAGAATCGTGAATCTGTTTAAGCAAATGGTATTAAAAGCATACGGAGAAAAGTCTCAGGATGGTAGAAGATTCGTTAAAAGCGAAGAAATTTCACAAGCATTTGCACAAACAGAAGCATACAGCGAGATATTTATGGAGTTAGCATTAAATACTGATGCCGCAGCAGCATTCGTAAATGGTATAATGCCTGCTAACTTAGATAAGTAACCAGGTGACCAGAGATGTTAGAGATAACTATACCTGGATTAGAATACTACGATGAAGAAAACAATGAATTCATCTATTACGATGCTGAAACTGTACAATTAGAACATTCTCTGGTCTCAATTTCAAAATGGGAAGCAAAATGGTGTAAACCTTTCCTTGACGGTAAAAACAAAACCATGGAAGAAATTATAGATTATATTCATTGTATGTGTATGACAGAGAATGTAGATAAAAACGTATTCGATAGACTAACAGAAGAAAACCTGATATCGATAAATCAGTATATAGACAATCCAATGACGGCTACAACATTTTCGAATGAAGGTAAAGCTGGCGGTAGAGAGACAATAACATCTGAAATAATTTATTATTGGATGATAGCATTTAACATACCATTCGAGTGTCAATACTGGCATCTTAACAGGTTATTAACTCTCGTTAAAGTATGTAATATTAAGAATAATCCACCTAAGAAAATGAGCAGACAAGAGATATTAAACAGAAACAAAGCTCTTAACGAGGCAAGGAAGAAACAATTCCAAACTAGGGGGTAGGTATTATGGATTAAATATTCAAGGTGGTGATCTAAACATGATTAGATTCACTGTTAAAGGGAACTTTGACAGGACTTTTAAATTTCTAAAGAAAATGGAAGATTTCGATGTGGCGAAGATCCTTGAAAAATACGCTCAGGAAGGAGTATCGGCGCTAGCATCTGCGACTCCGGTTGACAGTGGAAAAACCGCTAGTTGCTGGGGTTATGAGATAGAGGTGTCAGGTGAAGATGCCGCTATATATTGGACTAATACAAATGAAAACAAAGGTGTGAATATCGCCGTAATACTACAATTCGGCCACGGTACAGGTACTGGTGGCTACGTACAAGGTAGAGATTATATTAATCCTGCTATTAGACCTGTGTTCGATAAAATAGCTGATGAAGCATGGGCGGAGGTGGTTAACGCATGAGTTCCATCGATAAAAGAATCGTCCAGATGCAGTTCGATAACCAGAATTTTGAGAGTGGCGTAAGTAAGACCATGAACAGTCTTCAACAGCTTAATGAAAAACTCAAAATGAAAGACTCTAGTAAAGGGCTTGATGGTGTAAATGAAAGTTTAACTAAGCTATCAGGATTTGGCGTATCGGGATTAACAACAGGAGTAGAAACTGTAACTGCTAGATTCTCAGCTCTTGGTACGATAGCTATGACTGCGTTAGCTAATATTACGAATAGTGCAGTAAATGCTGGTAAGAATCTAGTTAAATCCTTTGCGATAGACCCAGTAACAGATGGGTTTAACGAATATGAACTAAAGATGAACTCTATACAAACAATATTAACGAACACCGCAAAGCAAGGTACAACATTAGATGATGTCAACGCTGCTTTGAACGAATTAAATGAATACTCAGACCAAACCATATATAACTTCGCTCAGATGACTGATAACATAGGTAAAGCTACAGCAGCAGGGTTGGGTCTAGAAGATGCTGTAACCTTCGTAAAAGGTATGTCTAATGCCGCTGCTGGATTCGGTGTCGATTCGACTAGAATGGCTGGAGCAACTTACCAAATGACTCAAGCGTTATCGGCCGGTGTCGTTAAGCTTCAAGACTGGCGTTCGCTGGAACAAGCCGGTATGGGCGGAGAGTTGATGCAGGAAGAAATGTATAAAGCAGCTGAGGCTATGGGTGTATATGTTAATAAAGCCATACCTTTCAGGGATTCATTAGAATCAGGTTGGTTAACCGCTGAGATATACACAGAAGCTATGCGAAACATGGCCAACGATCCGTCATTGACTAAAGCGGCATCAGAGGTAACATCGTTTACAAAATTAATGGGTACACTTAAGGAACAAGTTGGTTCTGGATGGGCTCAATCATTCGAAAATATATTTGGTGATAAAGAAGAGTCTACTAAATTGTGGACTGGTATATCAGAAACTTTAGGTACCCTAATAACTGATTCGGCTGATGCTCGTAATAAAATCTTAAAGGATTGGAAAGATCTTGGCGGTAGAGACGATGTTATAAAAGGATTCACTAACATATTCCAAAGCTTGGGTAAAGGATTTAAATCAATAGGAGAAGCTTGGAATGAAGTATTTCCTTCAATGTCTGGCGAAAAACTTGTAGAGTTATCTGCTAAATTCAAAGACTTCACTGAAAACTTCAAAATGAGTGACGAAACAGCTAGTAAACTTAAGAACACTTTCAAAGGCGTATTTAGTGTATTCGATACTGTAAAAGATGCGGTAGTTGGAGTAGTTAAAGGTTTCACTCCATTATTGGGAATAATCAAACCTATAGGCTCTGGTTTCTTGACTATAACTTCTAGTATAGGAAATTTCGTATCTAAGATAGGAGACGCAGCTAACAGAAGTAAGATATTTGAGAAAATAGGTAACGGTATAAAAACAGCATTCGAAGCTGTTGGTACTGCTCTTAGTACTGCTGGAGACAAAGTATCCGAGTTTATATCTAAGATGAGTGTGGGTAACGTATTCGATACTGTTGGAAAAGTATTCTCCAAAGTCGGAGAAGTTATATCTAAAGTGGCAAGCGGAATAGGTCAAGCTATTGGTTCTATTAATTTCGAGACAATAACAAACATTGGTAAAACATTAGCTGGTGTTGGTATATTTAAAGTACTAAAAGATTTATTCGATAAGTTTAAAGGAATAGGTGACGATTTAACAGGAGTATTCGACTCATTCAAAGGTATAGGTGAAGGAATTTCTGGAGTGTTGGATAGCGTCAAAGAATCCTTAACTGCATACCAAAACTCTTTAAACGCTGGAACATTAATTAAATTAGCAGCAGCTATAGGTATATTAGCAGCATCTTTATTAGTGTTATCTAGTATTGACCCTGCTCGTTTAGCTACAGCATTAGCTGGTATGGCTGTAGTATTTGGTGAATTAACATTAGCTATGATGGCTATAAACAAAGTAGGTAATATTAAAGGATTAATGAAAACTAGTACTTCTATGATATTAATGGCTACAGCTATGCTTGTTATGGCAGGAGCATTAAAAACATTATCATCTATAAGTATTGGCAAAATGGTTACAGGACTAGTCGGTCTAGCCGCAGCACTAGCCACAATGGTATTGGCAGTTAAGCTATTCAGTACGTCATCTAAAGGACTTGCGAAGACATCTGCTAGTTTAATTATATTCGGAGCAGCCTTACACGTAATGGCGAGTGCGCTTAAAGCGTTAGGTGGTATAGACGCTGAAACGTTAGGTGCGGGATTATTTGCTATGATGGGGGTATTAACTGAATTAGCGTTATTCTTAGCAGCTGCTAAATTTGGTAGTCTAAGTTTGAGTAGTGCGACCGCTATACTTATATTATCAGGAGCCTTAGTGGTATTATCGCAAGCCATGAAACAATTCGGCGAAATGGAAACTGATAATATTATAAGAGGTTTGGCTGGAATAGCTGGCGTATTAGCAGAAATAGCTCTATTTGCTAAATTCGGCGGTGGTGGCTTAAACATGATAGGTTTAGGTGTAGGTTTAACCGCTATGGGAGCAGCTATATTAGTTCTTTCACAAGCCATGAAACAAATGGGCAGTATTAGTTGGGAAGAAATAGGTAGAGGTTTAACATCTCTAGCAGGAGCTTTAACCGTTCTAGGTGTGGCGTCGGCACTTATATCTGGACCTCAAATGCTATTACTATCAGTTGGTCTAGGCGCTATGAGTATAGCTCTTATGGGGCTAGCTACAGCTTTACGAATGATGGGCGACCAATCATGGGAAGAAATAGGTAAGAGTATGGTTGTGTTGGCTGGTTCATTAACTATATTAGCGGTAGCTATGTATGCAATGAGTGGATGTTTATTGGGCGCAGCCGCGATGATCGTCATGGCTGGAGCTTTAGCTCTACTAACACCTCAATTATTACTTTTAGGTTCTATGAGTTTAGGTGAAATAGGATCCGCTTTATTAATGCTAGCTGGAGCATTTACTGTTATAGGCGTGGCTGGAGCAGTATTAGGAGTTATATCCCCATTATTAATAGCTTTCGCGGCAGCAGTGGCGTTAGTTGGTGTTGGTATTGCGGCGGCAGGTGCTGGATTCCTTGCATTTGGTACTGGATTCGCAGCTGTGGCAGCAGCTATAGCGGCTTCGGGAACATTGATAATTGAATTCCTAAAACAGACAGTAGAATTACTACCTCAAATGGGTCTTAAGGCCGGAGAAGCAATGGTTAACTTCGCAGGAGCAATAGGTCAAGGTGCGCCTCAGATAATCTCGGCATTTAGTACAATATTAACTTCGATACTAACAGCAATACAAACCAACATACCATTAATAGCTCAGACTGGTATGGATATTGTGTTAGCATTTGCTGCTAAATTAGCAGAGGGCATACCTCAATTGGTTACTTATGGGATGCAAATGGTAATAGGAGTGTTAGAAGGTATTGCGGCCAATATCGGACAATTGGTTGATGCTGGTATAGATGTCTGTATCAACTTCATAGATGGTGTAGCAGCTAGACTAGGTGACATTATAGAATCAGGTATAAACTTAGCACTAAGCTTTATCGAAGGCGTAGCCGACGGTATATCTAATAATAAAGATAGACTAGAAGCAGCGATTGAGAAAGTAATACAAGCGATGGTAGATGCGGGTCTAGCTATATTACAAGGCGGTATAGACGGATTCGTTAGTGGGGGTGAAGACTTAGCTAATGGTCTTATAGACGGTATAGTAAGTCTTGTTACTGGTGTATCAGAAGCAGCAGGAAGACTTGTAGATGCAGCGGTAAAAGGTGTAGGCGACTGTGGTAACGCTTTATATTCTGCAGGTCAAAACTTAGTCAAAGGGTTCACTAAGGGTATAGAATCCGCTTTAAGCTGGGTTGGGGAAAAAGCTATGGAAATAGGTAGAAAAGCCAAAGCTGCAGCAGAGAAAGCGTTAGGCATAAATTCGCCTTCTAGAGTATTCATGGAAATAGGTAGATATGTAGATGAAGGTTTCGTTAACGGTTTAGAACAATATTCCGCTAAGGTCGATAAAGCGGCTTACGGCGTAGCTAATGATATGGTTGATAACTTCGCTAAACCACTTTCCAACATGAATGATCTACTAGACGTGAATACAAATCCTGTAATAACACCTGTCCTAGACTTAAGTAATGTTCAAGCAAACTCAAGAAGACTTAACAGTATGATACCGGGAAGTGGTAATATCGCACTATCAACTGACGCAGCTAACATCATGACTAGCTCTATGGGTACAGTTCAAAATGGAGTTAGCAATAGCGAAGTAGTATCTGCTATAAAAGACCTTAAGAATAGTATGCCAGTAGCAGGTAATACAAACTACAACATAAACGGAATAACATATGACGATGGAAGTAACATAGTAAATGCAGTAGAAACTCTAGTGAGAGCTGCTAGAATAGAAAGGAGGATATAGGTAATGGCGGTAGCAACTTACACAGTCAAGAAGGGTGATACACTGAGCGCCATAGCTAAAAAACACGGTGTAACATACCAATTCTTGGCTAAGATAAATAATATACCGGACCCGAACAAGATATATGTAGGGCAAGTAATTAAACTACACGAAGAAGCATCTACCGCTTCTACTAGCTCAGGTGGTTCTAGTTCGAATGCGAGTACTAACTCTAACGTAGCAGTAATAAACCAGTTCGGAATACAATCGGATACTGATAGAACTATATTTGCTACTTGGACTTGGAGTAAATCTAATACTGATAAGTACCAAGCCAAATGGTGGTATGACACTGGTAATGGTGTATGGTTTGTTGGTAGCGACTCAGAAACAAAAGAAAAACAATCATTGTATACCGCACCACAAAACGCTAAGAAAGTCAAATTCCAAGTGAAACCGATTTCCACAACGTACGAACAAAAATCGGGAGACACAACCACGCAAGTAAGTTACTGGACTGCTAGTTGGTCATCTGCTAAAGAATATTCTTTTGTTGAAGTTCCAGACAAACCAGGAGCTCCAACAGTAACAATAGAAGAATACAAATTAACAGCAAAAGTGGCTAATTATAGCGACGGTACGGAAATGCAGTTCCAAGTAGTTCAAAATGACTCTACGGTATTCAAGACTGGTAGCGCTTCGATAATAACTAACGCAGCTTCGTATTCTTGTACAATAAAGGCAGACCAAGAATACAAGGTTCGTTGTAGAGCTAAAAAGGGTTCTAGCTGGTCTGAGTGGTCGGATTACTCTGCTAACGTAGAATCGAAAGTCAAACCTACTGCGCCTTCTGGTATAACTAGCTGTAAAGCATTAACTGAGACTTCGATAGAACTTAAATGGAATTCGGTTAAGTCCGCTAAGACTTATGATATCGAATATGCTACAAAGAAAGAATACCTTGGAGCATCGAATGCATCAACAACAATCAATAATGTGACTAGCACGACTTATATTGTTACCGGTCTAGGTAGCGGCGAAACATATTTCTTCCGTGTTAGAGCAGTAAACGAGCAAGGTACTTCGACTTGGACGTCTCCCAAATCTACTGTTATAGGTACTAAACCGGGAGCACCAACAACTTGGTCATCAACATCAACCGCGTTAATCAATGACGTAGTGGTTTTATATTGGGTGCATAATTCTCAAGATGGTTCCAAAGAGACTGACGCCGAATTAGAACTTACGGTAAATGGTACGAAATCAACTATCTCTATGGGTAAACCTAAAGATGATGAAAATCGATTCTACAACTTAAACACTAAATCCTATCCGGACGGCACAACAATAGAGTGGCGAGTTAGAACTAAAGGTGTCGTAGCCGAATGGGGCGATTGGTCTATGAGTAGAAAAATCGATGTATATGCTCCACCTACACTTTCTGTTAATGTCACAGATGTAAACGGTGATAACTTATATACTGTAAATTCATTCCCGATTTATATTAAGGGTGACGCGGGACCAGATACACAAAAAGCAATCGGATACCACGTCTCGATAGTTGCTAATGATTCTTATGAGTATTGGGATGAAATCGGTAACATGCAAATAGTATCTAAAGGTGACGAAGTATACTCTAAGTACTATGACACAAGCGAAGATTTAGTTCTTAAATTAACACCTGCTAGTTTAGACTTAGAGAACAACGTACAATACACGGTCAACTGCGTGGTTACAATGGATACAGGTCTGAATGCCGAAGACACTGTGGATTTCGAGGTCGCTTGGGAAGATGTTATAACTCCTCCTAATGCTGAGATATCGTACGACCCAGAAACCCTATGTACTCACATAAGACCTTACTGTGATTTCTATCCATTTATATTTTACAAAGTAACTTACGATCAGTCAACTGGTAGTTTCTTCCGTACTAACACTGTCTTAAATGATATTTCAGGTACTTCTATAAACGAATGCTACACTGAAACTTATGATGATATTGTGTATAGCGGTGTAACAGGAGCTGGTAAAAGAGAATTCTTCTGTGTGGTACAGTCAGATATTCCAGCATTAGTAGAAGGAGTTACTCTGTCCGTTTACAGAAGAGAATATGACGGAAGATATGTTGAGATAGGTAGTGGACTAAAGAACACAGACAACACGTTCGTCACAGACCCACATCCTGCACTGGACTTTGCTAGATATAGAATAGTGGCTATAAGTGACGCGACAGGAGCGGTAAGCTTCACTGATATTCCAGGTTTCCCTGTTGGAGAGAAAGCAGTAATTATACAATGGGACGAAGCATGGAGTTCATTCGAAGGTGCAGAAGAACAATCTGACAAACCAACATGGTCTGGGTCAATGCTTAAGTTACCATTTAACATTGATATTTCAGATAGCAATTCTGCGGATGTGCAAATGGTTGAGTATATAGGACGTTCGCATCCGGTTAGTTATTATGGAACACAACTTGGTATAACTTCGACTTGGAACGTTGAGATAGACAAGAAAGACAAAAACACATTATACGGATTGAGAAGGTTAGCGATATACATGGGTGATGTGTATGTTAGAGAACCGTCTGGAAGTGGCTATTGGGCGAACATTCAAGTATCGTTCAATCAAACTCACAACCAACCTACGGTACCTGTAACACTTACGCTAACAAGAGTGGAAGGAGGCATCTAGAATGGCCGATTGGACATCCACAATGCAACAAACTTTCGAGTACTATATAGTGGACCCTGGTACTTGGAAAGATGTAAAGAAAATAGACACAGTTATCAGTAGTAGAATCTCAAGGGATTTGGAGGCTGAAACACTTGGCTCAGCCTCTATATCGATAACTGAATCATTGGGTGAATGCTATATAAGAATCTACCTTGTGACAATTCAAAATGGAATTAGAGAGAAACACCCATTGGGAACTTATATGGTACAGACACCTTCATATAGCTTTAACGGTAAAGTGAAAAACATTACAATGGATGCCTATACTCCATTAATAGAGCTTAAAGAAAAGAATCCACCGATTGGATATTCTATGCTCAAAGAAGATAACATTATGGAGAGAGCATACTTATTAATGAGAGAACAAATGAGAGCGCCGGTTGTAAACACTACTAAAGATACTAAATTACACCACGACTTCGTAGCTAATATCGATGATACTTGGATGACATTCATTCGAGACTTAATAGCTAATGCCGATATGAGAGTGGATATAGATGAATTAGGAAGGGTGATGTTTGCACCAGAACAAGATATTTCATGTCTGCAACCAGTATGGACATTTGATACTGGTAATAGCTCAATTCTATACCCTTCATTTGATATTCAGCATGACTTATACGGTATACCAAACGAAGTTGAAGTAATTTATTCGAACGGAACATCTTCTATGTCTATTAAAGTGGTTAATGATGACCCTGATAGTCCAGTTTCAACAGTAAGTAGAGGTAGAAGAATAACACATAGGATAAGTAATCCAGACGTGGTCGGAAAACCTTCGGAAGCGGAGATGAAAGATTATGCTGTTAGAATGCTGAAGAGCCTGTCTTCAATAGAATACACGATTAACTATACTCACGGGTACTGTCCGGTTAGAGTTGGCGACTGTGTAAGACTTAACTACGAGGCAGCAGGAATAAGAAATGTAAAAGCTAAGATTATTAGTCAATCTATAGACTGTGTTCCTGGGTGTCCTGTGACAGAGAAAGCAGTATTCACTAGCAATTTATGGGATGGGGTGAAATAATGGACCTATCGAATAACTTGGTTTCACAATTCGTCAAAATAACTAATGATAGAGAGAAACATACTCAACAACAGCAATCGAAACTGTTCGGGACAACTGTTATTTATGACGATAAGCAATACGTACAAATAGATGGTTCGGATTTATTAACACCTGCAGATAGCACGGTGCATATAAAAGATGGTGAGCGCGTAACAGTTAGTATAAACAATCATACGGCCATAATAGATGGAAACGTTACCGATGTTTCAGCGAGTCATGAGCATCTGTTAGCTGTGGAAGCTGAGACTTTGCTGATTAAAAACGACTTGGTCCAATTCAAAGTTGATACAGAAGGAATGTTCTTAGAAATACGTAACGAGACAGATACAAAGCTCGCAGACTTTAAAATTACTGTAGACGGAATGTTCTTATCGTTTGAAGATAAGACTGATAAGAAGCTGGCTAAAATCGAAATGTCAGTGGACGAAATAAAATCATCGGTTTCTGCGGACGGAATAGGAACAGTAGTTAAACAGAACGCAACAAGCTGGGGGCTTTCTATAAACGGAAAACTATCTGGAACAAACTATACCTTTGACGGTAACAACTTCACTATAGGAAGTACAACTGGTAACACTACTGCATACCACGCCGCTGGCTATTCAAAATGGACTCATACTGATGGTAGTTATACTAGAATAGACGCTAAAGGTATGACTTGGAGTAAGGGTGGAACTGCTTCAGGCTATCATTACTTATTATATGCTGGTGAATATAGATGTCCATCCGAGGCAACATGGACGGTAACTTTGCCGGCTGAATTCAAAGGTAAGAACTTCAAAGTAGTTACAAGTATTAAACGTATTTATATTTCCAACGATAGTTATGTAACCGGCTGTTATTTCCCACTATTATCATTCTATGCCGAAGCACTTAACATTAATAAGAATGCTGGAACGTTCCAGGTTTATGCATCAATCAGAGCATGGAATAGAACTGGATATTCTAACTGGGGTCAAATGGTTGGTAATGGTTCTACAGCCGCAGAAAGAGAAGCAATGCAACCAGTTGTGGCATATTGGGCATTCGTATAAAAAGGAGAGTGATTAAATGGCAAGCATGGCTGAACATGAAGCTAGTATGACAATATATTTTTACAAAAGTGATGGAACTATATATTCTTATTGTACAGGAGTACAAGATATGAGTGGTTTCGGTGAAAGAGCTGCTGACTACGAATTAATAATGGATTTCATAGTTGTATCCAAAGACCCAACTGTAATGGAATACACTAATAGATTCTATGTCGATGTAGAGTCTAGACAATTAAAATTAAAAGCGGACTCAGCGGATTTCACTAAATATTTATAGGAGGTATGTTATGCAAGTAGATATGAATTTTGTATTAGAAGCTTATAGAGAAACAATAGATAGATTAACTAATGAAAACATTCTACTGAAGGCGCAGTTAAAGCAACTTCAAAATGAACTAGAGAAAAATAATGAAGAGGTGGAAAATCAACAATAAAATATTTAAAAGGATGTGATATTTAAATGATTTTCACGGATAGAAAAATTACGATACGTAATGGCAAGAGTTCAATTAACGAACCAGTCATCTTATATAGAGGAGACTTCGAAGTATCGATAAGATTCACAATAATGGAGTCTAAGTTTAGATTCAAAAGTGGCGTAAACCTTGTTGATTCGGAGAAAGCATCATTCGGACAATTAGCAATCTTAGCTCCTTATGGTGGAAATGTATTCTCTGAAGTGGTTAAGTGTGAAGACGGTACTGTAACTTTCACATTAACTAAAGAAATGATAGACCAGTTAGAAGAAGTTGGTTTATATTCTTTCCAAATACGTCTGTTCGACTATTATAGAGAATCTCGTGTATCTATACCTCCTGTTGAGTTTGGTATAGAGGTGAGAGAGCCAGTAGCTTCAGAAGACCACGATAACGAAGTCAATAATGCTATAGTTGGGTATTCTATCGCTAAGGTTGTCGATCCGAGTAAAGAGGACGTAGGTGACACATTTGACGCTAACGGCAACTACAACAAAACGGACTGGGAGACTGGTGATAGAATAAGCGAAGGTAAATTAAATAAGATTGAAGATGCTATTGATAAGATAAATCAAAATGAGATGGCTGACGTGGCAGCTTTAGATAAGAGAGTCACTAATAATTTTAACGTGTTAGAAAGCAACAAAGCGGATAAAAGTGAAGTCAACTCGAAAATTTGGGGTATGGCCAACATGGGTCAAGATGTTAAAAAAGCAATGACTGGTGGTAGTGTAGCTGTTGTTGGTGAAAATTCCATATTGGGCGATAATATAGTAGACGGTCAAGTATTTCCATCCAAGATAAATAATACAAAAACAGTTTATAACTTAATGAATCCGAAAGAAATGAAAGCCAATTGCTATTATAACGGAAGTACTGGAGCTATTGTAGAAGGAACTAGTGTTGGCGGCTTAAATTATATAACGCCTTTAATACCATGCGTTCAAGGTAAAGCATATTATAGAAATGCATCATCGAATGTTATGTTATTCGATGCTAGCCGTAAGTTTGTAGGAAGAGCTGACGGCGGCGCTATTAGTGCAGAGAGGTTCTCTATACCTGAAGACGGTAAAACGGCGTACATGGCATTCAGTTTTGCTGTAACAGCTGCTATGCCTGTAGATAAAATATACGTTGTCGAAGGAACTAAAGCTAAGCCGGCAACACCCGTATATCGTGTGGAGTGGCCTGAATTGGCAATAAATGAATTGGGTATTAGTGATGTATGGTTGCTAGATGATGAAGGAATACGATACAGTATAGTTGGATCAAGGTTCACAATGGATATACAAAAAGGTACGACACAATACGATCCAAGAATGTATTTAACATACACTACAAAACCTCAATTTAATATAGCTTTACCATTAGGAGTACTAACATTAAACCACAATGAATCCTGGATATTTAACACTGAAACTTTAGAATTTAGTGTTAGACTTATCGGTAGTGATAATGGGAAGTGGGTCGATAGTAGCAAAAATGAAATATGCCTATTAAGAAACGTTAACGGTAGGATAGTAGCAGGAAGATTAGCCAATTATGTTAATGCGAAAATGTCAGGAAGCCTCGCTACACACATAATAGATATTATATATACAGGTAGAACTATCACATTAGGAGCAACTGTGGACGGTTTTAGAACCTTGACATTCTCTGGAGGTTCTTTCTATCTACTACAAAGTAATCAAACCAATAAGTCTATATCTCTTAGCGGAGGTCGTTCTTATGCGATATCAGTTAATCTTAATACTCAACTAATATGGGATACAATAGAAAATACTATAAAACTAGAAAATGAGAACTCTAACTATTCAGTAAAACCTCACGAAGTATTACTTGGGTATTTTCAATATGGAGAGTTAGTTGGAGGAGTAATATTATCGCATATGGATGAGCCAGTGCAATATGCGAATTACGATATACCTTATACGAATATTAAAGGTGTTTATGACCGATATGAACATACTATGACTATATCTAAGTCTGATAATACTTATACTTTAACGATAGACACATCGGTTACGAATTCATGGATGGTTTATGTATTAGAAACTGGCGATAAGTTAATATACTATATATATAATGTAACAGGGGATGTTATTGTAGATGAAGAAACAGGTGAAGAGACTACTTTATCCACTAAAACGTTCGTGATACCACATAACGGAATGCTATTATTAGACAGAAATACGAGCACATTTTATGTTGCGGATATGACTAAAAAAGTTCCTTTTAGTGTCAGAAACACAAACGAAGTATTATTGTTATTGAATATAGAGGGTAAATTTGTAGCTGGAGAATTAAAAGACGTATTTAACGATCGTCTGTTAAAACAAGAAATGGGTGTTGCATCATCTCAAAATGCAAAACACGACATGGGTAGACTTAAATTCAAATTCGATGTAGACCCTGGAGGAAGTTATATTTCATCGGAATCATTAGTTGGAGATGAGTTATGGGTATTCCCTGTAAGTAATGATGCGGGTACAAACTTCATAAAAGCAACTAGATATAAAGTGGATTTCGAAAATAACACTGCAACTGAAGTTGGTTCATTCACTCATAACTGGGGGCATGTAAACTCAAGTGCTTATAACCCTTGGCGAGACGCTTTAATTTGTGGTAACGGTAGTGGTTCTTACACCCTAATGGGACAAATATTTATATTTGAAAACGCATCATCATTCAAGGAAAGATCTCAGGTTAATAGAAGTGAAGCAGTAACTATAGATATTCAAGAATGGGGTTATAAAGCGAATGTTGTATGGGGCGAATCAAATTTAGGCCGTGGCGACATTTGTTATGTTATCAATAACGATGCTCAAAATGTTCGTAAGTTACAACTAGGTATGGGTGCAAACAATCTAGGAAGCGGAATAATGTTGGGCGACAGAAACGATAATCAATTCAACGGAACATACCAAGTGTTAGGAGAATGGACTCTACCTAGAATAGACGTTGTCCAAGGAAGTAACTATGAAAACGGAGCGTTATATATCGGTTTAGGACACGATACTGCTTGGTATACTAAGAATCATTTACACGATGATGGTACTGTAACATATGAAACATACAAAGAGAAATTCTATAACGCTGACGGAACACAACTTAAATGTAATATGCAAGGTATAACAGTTACAGATAAGTATATTATATTAGGACTTCAAATAGGACACGGACAAATCCACGTATATCATAGATAAAAGGAGAAATCAAAATGGGGGACGAAAAAATTCAAGAACTACTTCTGCAATTGGTCCAAGATATGTCCTTCGTCAAAGCAAAGCTTTCTAACATCGAGGAGCAGAAACTATCATCTAGAATAGACCAACTCGAAGCTCAAAATAGAGAGCATGACAAAACTATCAAGTCATTAGAACGAAGAAATGACACAATGGAGCAATTTGTCAGAAACAATATGCAAGATAGTAAAAAACAACAAACAGGCGTATTTATATCTATGGGACTAGCGGTGTTTAGTGCTATAGTCTCTGTAATTATAAGTATGCTATTTTAGGAGAGTCTTATCCAGACTCTCCAATTATTTTAATAAAGGATGTGATTAAATGATTCATACTAACCGAATTGTGACAGTTGGAGAACAAGAATGTATCATAGATAGACCTATAGTCCTTTATAGAGGGGATAGAGAGGTTGAAATAGAGTTTACTTTAGTTGGTAATGAGTTTATGTTCTCTGAAGAAGGCAACGTAATTAAATCTGTAAATGCATCACACGGTCAGTTGGTATTAAACACTCCGTCCGGTGAACACATGTTCTCTGAATTAGCAGAGTGTCACGAAGGTAAAGTAGTATTTGTCGTAACTAAGGAAATGATAGACGAGTTTATAGAAATGGGATTCTATAGCTTCCAGATAAGACTATACGACAGTGCTGAGATGAAATCAAGAGTAACAATTCCTCCGGTAATGAACGGGTTTGATATTCGTAACCCAATAGCTGCTGAGGATGAGACGAACGTAGTTGACCAAGGTATAGTTGACTATGCTAGAATTTTCAAAGACCAATCCAATGAAGAACTTCCAACGTTCGACTGGACTGGTGCTTATAACAAAACTGAGTGGGTTCACCACGACGTAATAACTGAGAATAAGATGAATAAGATTGAGGACGCTTTATATTCTATCAACGCTAACGTTAAAGAGTCTGACGTAGTAATGCTTAATGCACTAGATAACGTTAAGAAAGATGCTGATAAGTATGTTAAAGAGCATATGGCCGAGGTTGAGGCGGACGTTGACGAGTTTGAGAGAAATCTTAATACTGGGGTTGAGCAATTCAAAATAGATACTAATGCCGCTATGACTGCTCATAAGAATGAAGTTAATGAGGAGTTAGAAGGGTTTAGTACGCAATTGGCACAAATAACGAAGCATTTTAATAATGTTAATGAATTGAAGAATTGCAATAACCTTAAATTAGGTCAATTAGTTGGTACTTTGGGATATTATACTATAAATGATAACGGTCAAGCTAAATATAAAATAGTTACGTTTGAAGAATATAAAGAGTGCCATTCTCTAGACATAAAAGATGTTATAACAGGAGCAGATGAGTATGGTTCTTTTACCTTACCTAATGGATATATAGCTATGATTTTGACTGAAAACTATACAACGCCTGAACAATGGGGCGCTAAAGGTAATGGTATAACAAATAATACTATCCCTTTTATCCATATGTATGGTAAAACAAAGACAGGAGTTATTAGTTTTAAAGCAGGGGCTACTTATTTATTTGAATATATTGATTATCCAAACCCTTATAAAACGGCTATGATTGGAACGCCTTTAGGTGGCTATGATACTAGAAAACCATTATTAGCACATATAACTAATTTAACTATAGAAGGAAATAATTCAAGTTTAGTGGTTGGAGAAAATAATTTCTGTAGATACAATAGTTACGATATAGATTTTTCTATACTTCAATTAGGTGGAAATGTTGACGGATTGACGATTAGAAATCTTACTATAGACGGGAACGGATTTACTCAAGACGCTACAGTTTATACAAAGAATACTAAAAATCATAATATAGCATATATTACTGGGGGTAGTATTAAAAATATTCTTATAGAGAATTGTACTTTTATGGAAGGTGGTTGTGTTAATATGCCCAGTGGAACTGATTTTGGAGGAGATGGTATATTAATAATTGCTCCCGATTCTACAGAAAATATCACTATAAGGAATAATAAATTTATAAACGTTGGTAGATGGGCTATAGCATTCGATTTAAACTTCTCTCAAAATAGACATGCTAAAAATGTTACTATTGATAACAACTTCTTTGAAATGATTGCCTCTGATGCAATAAAAGAGCCGAAAACTAAAAGAGAACGTAATTTAGGGTTTATTGATTTTGAAATATATCATTCTTGGGAGAATTTAAAAATTACGAATAATACCGTGATGGCAGGGTCTGTTGGTATAGCTATAGGTGGTGGTACCGAAGCCCTTAGTACTAACGTATTCATAGAGGGAAATACTATTATAAGTAGAGTAGAACAAAGTAGTAAATCAAATGGTTATTATTATGTGTTTAGTTTTTACAATCAAAACCTTAAAAATCTATATATTAGAAATAATCATATAGAAGTAGAAAGTCCTGGAAGTGACAATCTAATAACGTTTACTTCATCTAGAAATAGATATTTAGAAAATTTGTTTTTCAACGATAATTTTATACATTTTAATGAAGTCAAAAATACTACTATGATAACGTTGAATAATTTGGAATTAAGGGGTACTATTTCTATAAGAAAAAACATTTTTTCTTCTCATATCGGAATATCTATATCAAATCCTGTAATAAATGATAAAGAAACTCCTGTTTATATTAATATAACGAATAATGACTTATTGCAATGTTCACAGGGATACTATATTCGTTTAATTAATCATGATGATATAGGGTGTTATAACTGTTATAAATTTAATGTGCTAAATAATTTATTAAATAGCTACCAAGTATCAGTTTTAGACGGTACATTTGTATTAAGAGATAAAGTAAATACTGTTAGGTTCGATGCTTGGGGAAATGGTAAATTGTCTCTCGGCTTATTGCCTCCAACTAATATAGGAGGTTATGTGGTAGAGCCTAGACTGCCGGCAAATCAAGAAAGCACTCAAGTATTATTCGGTAAATATACACAAGGGCAAGATGTTCTTGTTCAATGTACAGAGGGTAAATATTTACCTACTCCATATAAGTTAGTGTGTACAAAAAGTGGTTGTGGAGCATATAGTCATAACGGCTCAACATATAAACAAAATGCGTGGATAGCTAACGAAACTAATCCTAGTTATAGAACTAATAATGGGAAAATGTATTTATGGTTGGGTGGCAACGTAAGTTGTGGAGAAATTGCACCTACTCATTCTACAGGAATAGTTGATAATTGGAGATATATAGATGAAGTAGCAGAGTTTAAGAAAATAACATTTTAAATTATAACAGATTTATATTACGTACTAACGAACCTTCAACAACGAAGGTTCTATTTTTATACAATAAAACCAGGAGGTGAACCCAAATGAAAGACAAACTTAAAAACCCATATTTCTGGCTATCAACATTCGCATTGATATTCTCAGCTTCTGGTGTAGACTTCAACCAACTAACAAGTTGGAGTCTACTTGCTGAAGCTCTAGTTGGAATACTAGCAAACCCAGTAGCTATCATTGCGATAATAACAGCATTCCTAGGAATATGGAACGACAACTCAACTAAAGGTTTAGACAAACCTACAATTAAAAAATAAAGGAGTGATAATATGGCTTCATTTGACGAAAATGGAAAGTATATTAAAACAAACTGGAAAGCTGGAGATAAAATCACAGCTACAAAGTTAAACAAGATAGAAGAGAGCATCGAAGCTGTTAACGACAATGATATTTCCAGACACGTTGAAGCAGATGCTAGACTAGATGCTCTGGAGGCTAAGGACGTAGCACACGATAAAGAATTTACAAATGTTAAGAATACTATAGCGAACAACAAAGCTGCGGCAGAGTTAGGTGACTACGAGATTAACTCTAGAATGCAGTTTTTAGAAAATGAGCTTAACGAAGTAATAGAGGAAGTTCATAATGTGGCTAGTACTGTGGACGGGAAGATAGCTCAGGCTGAGGCTAATATGACTAGCGCTGTAAACCAAGGTAAAGCTGATATGGAAGCTATGGTTGCTGAGGTTGAGAGCGAAATGAACGAAATTCAAAATGATGTAGACGTACTTCAAAATGATGTATCGGAAATTCAAAATGATGTAGACGTACTTCAAAATGATGTATCGGAAATTCAAAATGATGTAGACGTACTTCAAAATGATGTA